ATAAGTTTTTAAAAAAATTAGTGGGGGGATATTTATATGGGAAAGAAAAGGTTATCGGCAGCAGAAATCTTGGCAGTTTCAAATTTGCAGGAAAAAGAAATCGAAATACCTCAGTGGGATGGGAATGTAATGATCCGGGAATTCAGTAAAGCGAAACAACAACAAATTAGAAAAGAAGCGACGATGTCAGATGTTATTGATGTTGATAAACTTGAATTATTAATGTTCATCCATGGAGTAATTGATCCAGTATTTTCTGAACAAGATTATTATAGTTTGAGGGAAAAATCTGCGGTAGCAATTGATGCGGTTTTAAAAGAAATTATGGCTATATCGGGATTGAGTGAGACAGCCATAAAAGAAGCGGAGAAACAGTTTCGCCCTTGATGCAGATTTTAGATTCGAATTTATGTTAGCAAGAGATTTAGGTATGACTGTAGGCGAGATAAGAAGAACGATGGGTACGACTGAATTTTATCAATGGATGGCATTTTATTCTTATGAACAGAAGATGAGAAAAGCAGAAGAAGCAAAGGCAAAGGGTAGGAGAAGATAAATCCTTCAATCTTTAATTAGATTCGGAGGGTTTATCTTTTTTCGGAATTAAAGTTCTTTTGAAAGTGACGAAAGTTGGTGGTGATGCATGGCACTGACTGTAGACGAAATAAATGTTGTATTAGGTGCGGATATTTCTGGATTTCAAAGACAGATGGGGGCAGCTAGTTCAACCATACAAGGATTAGGTGGATTTGCAGCTAAGGCAGGGACGGCCTTAACTTTAGGGGTAACAGCTCCAATACTTGCAATGGGTAAGGCATCGGTCGATGCTGCGAGCAATTTTAATCAAAGTATGGCAGATATCAGTGCATTGACTGGTTCAACAGGGACTAAGATGCAAGAATTATCTGCACTTGCTTTAAAGATGGGGCAAGATACAACGTTTTCAGCTACGGAAGCATCGGCTGGAATGCTTGAATTATTAAAATCTGGACTTACTGTTGAACAAGTCATGGGCGGGGGTTTAAAAGGCGCGTTGGATTTGGCTGCAGCAGGAAATATAAGTGTGGCAGATGCTGCGATAGTTGGTTCGACAGCATTAAATGCATTTAAGAATGATGGTCTTAGTATGTCAGATGCAGCAGATATATTAGCCGGGGCAGCGAATGCGTCGGCAGCAGATGTTGCAAGTTTATCTTTGGGATTATCTCAAGCGTCAGCAGTAGCAGCAGGAGTTGGGTTATCATTTGAAGATACTACGGCAGCATTAGCTTTATTTGCAAATAATGGCTTAAAGGGAAGCGATGCAGGAACATCACTTAAAACTATGTTGCTTAATTTACAACCAACTACAAAAGAACAAACTGCACTATTCGAGAAATTAGGACTTATGACGGCAGAAGGAACGAGTGCATTTTTTGATCAACAGGGTAAATTAAAGAGTCTTTCTGAGATTGCCGGATTGTTACAAGGATCATTAAGTGGAATGACAGATGCCCAAAAATTATCAACATTGGAAACTATATTTGGATCTGATGCAATTAGAGCAGCTAATATTGTTTTTAAAGAAGGTTCTGATGGAGTTAAGAAGTTAAAAGATCAAATGGCAAATGTATCGGCAGAAGAAGTTGCTAAGGCTAGGATGGATAGTTTCAAAGGGTCAGTAGAACAAATGAAAGGATCTTTGGAAACTGCAGGAATTGTGATTGGTGATAAAATTTTACCGATTCTTGAAAAATTGGCTGGATGGGTAAAAGGTGTTGCAGATTGGTTCGTAAAACTTAACCCAGATGTACAGAATACTATTTTAATATTTCTTGGCGTAGCTGCAGCAATTGGGCCAGTATTATTAGTAATTGCTGGGGTATCAGCACTTATTTCCCTCTTGATACCAGTAGCAGCATTACTTGGAACGACAATAGGGGTATTAATGGCTGCATTTTTCTTAGTACCCCTTGCGATCGCAGCAGTTATCGCTATAGGTGTTATCTTGTACAAACATTGGGATGAAATAAAGGCATTTGCTATAAAGACTTGGGGAGCAATTACTCAGTTTATAACAGGATTCCTTGTAAGCATTGGTACTTCTATTAGTGGTTTTATTGAACGGGCAAAAACTTATTTTAATGATTTCGTTGAAAGTATCAAGTATGGGTTTAGTCAAATACCAGTTGTCATTAATGATGCAAAAGATAAAATATGGGCGTTCATTGTGAGTATTGGGGAATTCTTTAAATCGATACCGGGATTAGTGAGTGAGACGGTTAAGAGTATTGGAAAGTTTTTCAGTGATGGTTGGGACAATATTATTAAGGTTGTTTCTGAATTCATCCCGAAACTTGGCACTATGATATTAGATTTTTTGGTGAAACTTGCTTATAACTTCGGTTATGCACTAGGAACAATTGTAAAATTCTTTATAGAACTTCCCGGAAGAATTATAGGGGCAGTAACAGAGTTAATATCAATGATAGTAACATTTTTTAGTGAATTGCCCGGTAAAGTATCTATTATATTACAAAATTTATGGCAAGCAATTTCTGATAAATGGGCAGCAGTTAGAGCTAATACAGTGGCTTGGCTTGCTATAGTTGTGAGTACTGTTGTTAATTTTTTTCAGGAACTGCCCGGTAATGTATCGCGAATTCTTCAAAATTTATGGCAAGCAATTTCTGATAAATGGGCAGCAGTTAAGGCAAATACAGTAGCTTGGTGGGGGATAATTGTTGAGCAAATTGCTAATTTTGTCAGGAATTTACCCGGGACAATATCTGGTATATTACAGAATGTATGGCAAACAATTTCAGATAAATGGGCTGCGGTTAGGGCAAACACAGTTGCTTGGTGGGGGATAATTGTCGGCGCGATCAAAACTACAGCAGGAGGAATTTATGATGGAATTGTTAATGCGTTAAGAAGTATTCCTTCTGCATTTTCTAATATAATCGATTCAATTTGGTCATATATAACTAGTCAATATTACAGATTATATAGTGCTGCTTCTAATATTGCATCTGGATTTTGGCAAGGATTCAAGGATGCTCTTGGATGGCATTCTCCTTCGTATATGGAAGAAATATTTATAGCAATGAGTGATAGAATCAAGGGAACGTTGTCTGACCTAAAAAGTTCTGTTCCTGCATATAGTGCAGCTGCAAAAGGAATCTCTAATGCATTCACTAAAAATACTGGATTAATGACAGATATTCCAATGACCTCTGCAACGTCAATGACAGCACCAATGCAAACTCCTATTCCAACTTCATATGCAGAGGAAGGTACAGGGAACGGAAATTCAGGTGGGGTTCAAGTTAGTGTGGCTCAATTGGTCGTAAGAGAAGAAGCAGATATTTTAAAGATAGCACAACAGTTATACAGATTACAAAAAGATAGGACTAGGGGAAGGGGGACACGATAAATGTCGATCTGTTCATTTATATATGGTGGTGTTCGATCTGAATTTAAAGGAATCGTTGTTAATGATATTCGGCGAAGTGTTCTCCCTCCTATTAATCCTAGAACTATCGATGTACCGGATAGGGATGGGATTTATTTTTTTAAGACAGATTTTAAGCAAAGAATTATCGAGGTTGATATTACTTTAATTGAAACATCAAAAGAAGCGTTAAGGTCAAGGGTTGAAAATATTAGCATCTATTTAGATCCTAGGAATGGTGTTCAATCATTAGTATTTGATGATGAACTTGATAGAACTTATTATGCAGTTTTATCAAATGATACTAACTTACCTCAACTCAAAACATGGGGAAAAACGACTTTAGTTTTCCTTGTTCCAGATGGGTTCTCATATTCGACATTGCCAGTGATCCAAAATATTAATGCTGCACAGGATGCAATTTTTTCAAGAAGTTCAGATGCATATGAATCAGATGGTACTTTGGTTGGGCCAAATATTCCAAGATATGAAAATGGTGTTTTCGGTACGGCTATTCAGGTCGAAGAGGGAACGACAAATATGCTTACTGCAAACCAAAGTAGCGTTGAAACAAATACTGTAGGATTCACGGCGACAACGGGGACGACGATCGGACAGGAATTCACATATGCCCATGTGGGCAAGGCTGGTCTTGTTATTGTTACGCAAGGTCAAGTGGTAGAGGAAGGTGTAGAACTTACTTTTGTTGCAGCAGCAGCAGCGACAACCTATACCTATAGTGTTTATCTAATCGGGAGTGGAAAGGTCAAATTGAATATTGAAGAACAGACTGGTGTCGGAGTTTTCATAACGGATACTGATTCAGCAGAAATAACCTTGTCATTCGATGAATTTGTTAGGTATTCATTAACGATTACTTCAAGTGGAACGACTGGAAGATTAGTTCCTAAGATAATAACGTCTGTTCAAAATTTTGCTCAAGTTTATGCAGATGCTTTCCAAGTTGAGGCTAAAGCATATGCTACGAGTTGGCATCTTGGTGGGGCATCAAGAGGAGATGAACTATTAAAGATTGTAACTGACACAAGATTGTTCGGGCAACAAGGAACGTTAGATTTCTTTTTTAAGAAGACTGGCCGGGCTGGGGATTTTGGAGGAATGTTTGATTGGGGAGCTTTTACGGCTGGATCTACCAAGGACAGGATCTGTATTTTGCATGGTGCATCGATTGGATCGGGTGAAGATGATGTACAGTTCAATATTGTTAATTCATGTCAAACTCAGTCGAAGACAATTACAGTTAGTCTGACAACTGATTTAGTTGTTGGTCGGGAATATTATTTGGCATGTAGATGGTATCTAGATGGGACAACTGGTGGTCAAATGATTATGACATTGGCTGATTTAATCACTAATGAAGAATTTAAGACGATTGCGAGTGCGACTATAAACCCACCGACTATGAATGCATTCAGTACTGCGTATTTAGGTAGT